GATCATAAGCATTATATCCTCTTTTCAGCTTCTCGATGGTATGGGGCTCTGCGCTATCTGCGACAATCCTATCCTGATGGGTCAGCTTGAGCGTACAGAACATCTTCGCCAATGCAAGAGTATCTTTTGGCTCATAGTTCAGTTGACGACAATAGCAAATGTTCTTATCAAACTTCACCCCTACCATGCCGGCTGGTGAAGAGGTTCCGAAATCGAGGCCATAATACTCTTTAAAGGGCAGGGCGAGATAATCCAGGAGCTTGATTGGTTTGACCTTGGTAAGAATCTGTCCTTTCTTTCCCGTGGTTGCAAAGCCTCTGATCGCTGTGAAATAGTAATGCGGATTGTACAAGTGGCTCAGAGGGTCACCATAAGCCCTGTAGTTGCTTATTACATGCTCAGGCAGGTAAGGGTTGTCTTCAAACGATGTCTGGATACACAGGAAGCCTGGCAATACCTTGGGAGTGATCTTAAAGTATCCATCCATCTCAACTCCATTGTAAACCGCGGTAGTTGTATTGAAATAGCGCTTAATGATCCAGTGATTAACATCAGGCGTATTCAGAATAATGATAATAATGGACCCTGGATTTCTTACTGAATCCGCAAACGTGTTGAATTTATCGACGTCTCTGATGTCTTCTGCTTCCTCGACAACTGCAATATCTACGTTTGAGATAGATTTCAGGTTTGCCCTCTTTTCGTTCTGACTGGCCCTAAAACCCTTGGTAAAAACAAGCATCTCATTGGTCTGGCGGTCCTTAATACCGACATCTAATCGGTCATAATAGACGTCAAGAGCACGGTTTGCGTTCGCTGTGTCGTAGCGCATCAAAACCTCATTCAATATCGACTCCCGAATCAGCTCTTTTTCATCCCTCATGACCACACAGCGCTTCTTTTTGATCGTTGCTGAGTAAGCAATGAATTTACTCGCCTCGTATGTTTTAGAGCCTGCACGGCCTCCTATCAAAACAACCGTGTGGATGTCAGATGGTAACTGATAAAGGATTTTAAACGGCTCCAGGGCTTCTACGGTGATCATCTGAATTCAATTGGTTTTTTTGTAAGATCTCCAGGAAGCTCCAGAACAGTTTTATCCTGCCATCCCATGTTTTTTAGGGCGAAAATCGACCCGATTGCATTGGATTTATGCAGATTTTGTTCATATGCGTTCTCAATTCGCATTCTCGCGTAGTTTAAAGCGTAAGAAAACTCATCTCTCTCGATGTAATCTGCGAACGATTGCCTGGTTGCAAAACCGAGAGATAGCATAAGGCCGGTTATCGTTGCCGGTTCTTTCGCAGTCTGGAGATGTTCGAAATAGTTGTCAATTTCTTTGATGATTTCCTCGACGGTTGCGTATTCAGGTGGTCTTCCGCCGCGATTGGCTAGTGCATATTTGTTTCCAATAGGTGCTGGCATTGTTTATGGTTTTTGTGGTTTAATTAGATATACCGACTCTTCTTGTTCAAGGGCGCGGTCGAAATCCGTCACACTGGTGAGCTGATCATTTACATAATAAAGGCTGAAATAGAATTTGTCCTCAGGATCGGTACCGTTGTACCCTTCATATTCAATAATGGCAAACAGCTTGATTCCAAAAAGGGTTCGGAGCTCCTTGTTCTTCACTACCGCACTATTGAGGCTTGCAATTCTTTGCGCTCTTTCCTGGTCTGTCATGCTGGTATTTTTGAGGGTGATTCCTTCTCCTTTAGGGCCCTGCGTATTCCATGGAGGTAGTCGCCATTGATCTCGAGTAATGCGTTTTGATTCTGGTAGAGGAATCCCTGGGGTCCCATCATTGGTCTCAGTATGGGGTCAACGCGTATCCCGATTTCCTTGAGTTTTACGACCTGGGTGTTGTAGGCTTCCTGGACTTCAACAAAGCCCTGCCAGATTTCTGCCTCTGCTTCATTCTCGACATAAGTTGAAAAATGGTCCTTGAGTCTGCCGAGACCCGACTGACCAAGTATCACTTTGTCATCCTGTAATTCCAAGAATGCTGTAGACATGGCCAGGTTTCCGTTCGAATAGCTCCTGATTTCTTCCTGTTTTTTCCTGAGCTTATTGAACTCGCCAGTAAGTGGTTGCAAGTCTTCCTGAATTTCCGCTTTGAAACTTGCCAGCATATTTCGGCTGGTTATTCCGAGTTTTTGAATTTCACCTTCGCGCAGCTGAGTGTAAGCAGTAGTCATTTTCCTTTCAGTTGTAGAATCAAGGTTTTTTACCAGGTCGTTGTTGACCTCTGGGAAGGGGGTACTAAGCTTGCGGAATTCATCCAGAATAGCATTGCAATGAGGGACTATACGATTGAAATAACTGATAGTGCTGTCATAGTCACTGCTTCTGAAGTGAACGGCGAGGCCAATATGTTTTGAACTTGTTGACATAATTTGATTTTAAGGCATGATTGTATCTAAGATTCTGTCGAGGTCGTCTTTTGAGGGGGGTGTTTTCCATTTAGCCTCTTCCTCTTTTTTAATTTTTTCTTTGACTTCTTTGATAAGGTCCTCCCTTAAGCTTTCGGGAATGAGTTCTAAAATTGAGTTTGCCATTATTTTGCTTTTTGATGTTTTAAAGTTTTATTTCGCATGTTCTTGTAATTTCTCCTCAAGCTGTTCGAGGGTCAGGACCTTTCCTCTCGGTTGGGACAACACTTCCCTTTTCGCCATGATGAGATCTGCGGTGATGTCGGACTCTTGGAATACGATGCAGTTGTCCTCCAGATAAACCACACCGACCCGAGAGATCATAACCCCGTCACCTATGCATTGAATGTTCCGGTAAATGCAAAGTCCATCTTCGCGGAAGACCATACATTTATCGCCATATTGGAATCGTTGATTCATAGCCAAAACGCACTTAAGCGCTTTTAAAATGATTTTTTACTATTCGTGTACTCTCTCACTTTTTACTCCTTTTATCCATTTTTCGCGTTTGTTAGAAAAAAAGTGCGTAAGTGCGTAAGGAGGGGTTTTGCCTGTGGCTATCAATTGATTAGTTAACGCACTTATGAAATTTTTAAAATCAAATAAGTACTTATGGCTTGCCTCTATTTTAGAAAAACGGTGCATCATCAATTGGTTTGAACTTATCAAAGGGCGGTTGAGACCTGTATAAGCACTTATTGGCGATTTCCATTTTAGAAAGTGCGTAAGACTTTTCGACATCAAAAGCCGTCAATTGTCCGGTGAAATAATAGACCATAATTCCATTAAAATGATTCCTGGAATCAAGCTTGACATCCTTGTATTCACACCAGGTTGTCAGCCATCTGGTGAATAACGCATCGGTTATCGCACTCTTTCCATGGGCGTAGTCCGGGAACAGATTGGTGAACTTTTCCTTGAAGTCCGACTTTGGGATCTTCAACTCTGGCAATCCTTCACCCAGGTACATTTCTTCGATCCAATTAAAGAAGTCCCGATTCGTTTCCTGAATGACTCTTTTCTTTTCGAGATTGATAGTCTGCTGATCGGGAAGTCCGTCTTTGATGAACATCTGAAGGGAGTTGACCATGTAGTTGTCGAACGCAAGCCATTCGTTATCGTCCCAGTCATCAAAGAACCGCTTCTTGAAATGGTCAATTGGCCTGTATTTGTGGCTGAAGAAAAACGAGACCTCCAACTCGTAGCGCCTGCGGGCATGACTGCTTGATCTGCCCTTTATCGCGTAGTTGGTTGTGATCATCGTTTTAGGCGACTTCTCATAAGGAATAAAGAACTCGTGCTGATTCTTCTTTTCGACTACATACCCTTCCGTAATAGCTGAGAACAAGGTTTCAAAGTTGAATTGCTTGGAGACATCCTCAAAAGCAAGTATCCTGGTGTCGTGCGACAACCGCTGCAGAGCAAAGTTCTTTTTGGGGTCCCAGCGTTTGCCGTCCAGCGAGAGGGTATTACAGAAATTGCTGATAAACTTTATGATCAGCCCTTTGCCGGTTCCTCCCTGGGGCTCACTATCACCCTCCTCATCATAATATTCATCGTTTAGGATGATGACTTTCGGATTGATTGGATCCTTATAGTCATGCAGCAAATAACCGACTGCGGACCGAAGGCAAAGAAGCCGGGCTTCCTCACCATTTGAAATCAAGCTAAAAAATTCAGCGTGGTCACCGTTCTCATCGGCAAACTTGAAATCCCTTTTGAGAATGTTCTTTTCCCATACCAGTCCTTCAATATTTTCATAAGGCACGAGCTCGATTTCGTCACCTCGTATTTTGAGTGCTACATTTTGAAAGTAAAACCACCCCACTTTGCTGGTGCCTTTGACAAACTTCGTTTCATCAAGGTCATTCAGCTGGCTGATTATCCCCTCCTTGGAGAAGATCGATTTAATGTGTCCGAGAAAGACATTGTATATTTTTTCGGTGACAGTTTTGGATATATAGTCCCCGAAGATCTTCTTGATCCGGTCGAGGTCCGTGATCTTTACTTTTTGACTAACAACCTGAACAATGGTGAAATCAGACTCAGAGGTGCGAAGTTTCCTGAGCCCGATGTCGTGGCACCAATCAACTATAGCCGGCAGCTTTATTTCTACTTTTCCTTTTTTACCAATGGAATAGAATTCATTGTCTTCCCAATTCCACTGACCGATACCCTGATCCGCCAGGTCCTTTGCGCATGCCTGCACATTGTTATCATAGGATAGGGCGCATAGAATGCCGAAAGCAGAATATGGCGTATTGGCCTTGAATTCCGTTGACGTACTGAACAGGTACATTACGCTTGACTCCTTCCAGATAGATCCGGAGGACTTCTTTTCTGAGCCCGCTCTCTTTATTACCAAACGGGACTCGTCTTCACTTATCAGCTCAAAGCCGGAATCACAAAGCAGATCAATCATCCATTCCCAACCGTGGTCTTTATTGAATTCGTCCCATGGAGGGCACTCTTGCTTACTTTGAGATTTGCTGAGACCTTCGACGGCCGGTTTCGTTATCTTGTCGAATGACCGACAAATAGCAAAAATTTCCGCCCTCTCCTCGGGGGTGATATAGTCAATGTCCTCAAAAGAATTCTGAGTCAATGCGTATCCTGGGGACGGATAGCACACACAAGTATTAGCTTCACCCAATGCTTCAATCAATACCTTAACCCTTTCGCCATTCGCTATTTCTTCCGGTGTGCCGGGTCTTTGACCCAATACCGTCTTCCCACCAATTTGATTGCATTTGTAGTAGATATGCAGGCCTCCGGATGGTGTATGCTCAATAACGAGCTTTTTGAATACCTCCGACAGGCACATTTCAATAGTATATAGCAATACACCATTCAGGCTCCCAGTAAGGTCGTTTTTGGCGTCAACATCAATAACCTCAAGCTTTTCGCCAGTTAGA